GTAAGTTTCTTCATGGGACTTTCCTGTTAATTGATTCCAATAACGACTTGATTTCTTCGGCAACCTTTGCTTTGTCAAAGTCTACCCCACTGTCAATGACACCGCCAATGACACCAAGCATGCGTGATTGTTGCTGTAAATCAAACAAACGAGTGCGAAGTTGAGTGATAATGCGGTTGCGCTCGTTGAGCAGTTCTTCGTAGAAATGTGCGGGTGATGTACTCATTCTGACTCCTGATGGAAATGCCTTCTGATTTTGTAAGCCTGGTCTGCTCTGATGCTGACGCGGATACGGTCGTGTGCGTCAGATCCTTGTAGTTGCGCGTATATTTGCGCGACTTGGTGTCCTTCGCTGTCAAGCAAAATAATGCTCTCATTGCGCTTGCGTAGTGTGATTGTCAAGAATCCTGCTTTAGTTGACATGTCGAATCCGTGTACTCGGTGAACACTTGGCAATGAAATTCACGACTTTTTCGACATAGTCGTCGCGAATACTGTTTGCTGTATCACTTTCTTCGCGCATGCAAGTTGACGCAAACCGCGTCCCGTCAACACCGATTTCGCTGAGCGTCAGCATGTACACGCATGCTCGCCAGAAGTACATGGGTGGGTTGCCATCACCTTCGTCAACGCGGTGAAGCATTGGGTCGCTGCCGACAAGCACTAGCACTGGGTTTTCTGCTTGCATGCTCAGACCGCGTTGAATGCCTTCCTCGCACATCCAAGCAGGCAGGCCGTCAGCGGTAGTCCACTTGCAGTCGTCCATTGTTGGCCGCGCCCATCGGTTGTCATCTTCTTTCATTGTTGTTTTCCTTCTTGCGACACTTTTTGCGACAAAGTGTTGCTCTTGAAGCAATCCCAGCCATAATCTTTGGCATAATCTTCTGCTTTCATTTGGCATCCTGTTGGCTGTGTTCGTGTGTACATATCGCAAAGATTTAACCTAGCCTCGTCCCGTTCCTTGCGAAGCGTGTCCACCTGTTCCATCAAATAGTCAATCTCTTTGCACAATGTCGCTATATCTCGTAGATCGCTCATGTCGTCCTCTCAAACAAGGTTGTTGGTATTGGTAATATCCACACACGCGCTGCTCGGCCTGACCGTGTTGGTCGCTTTCCGTCAGCAACAATCAGTCCATCGTTCATTAGGCTGTTGACACACGCGCTGCAAGTCTGATGTGTTAATGACAACCGCACCTCAAGTTCGTCGCAAGTGCCTGGTTGTTGAGTGATTGCGTCAAGCACCAACGCGTTTAACGTTCCAAGGCGCGGCTGAATGTTTGACCAGGCTGCGTCTTGTGTATCCCACCGCGTTGCTTGCCGGCGCGTACTGCGCGGTTCGTTGCCGTCTGCTGACTTGTTCATGCGTCCTCCCCTGCCTCAAAGGCTGCAATGCGTTCTCCAATCCAAGTAACCACATTTACCGCCATGCTGTTTCCTAAAGCCTTGTATCGCGGCCCATCCGGGCAGTCGTCTGCCGCCTTCTTCCGCCAAGGAATGAGCGTGTAGTCGTCGGGGAACCCCTGCAAGCGTTCGCATTCCCTTGGGGTCAATCGGCGCACGGTCATGGTTTGCATCACAGTTGGACCACTTGCGTTTACGCTTGATCCGGGTGTTCCCATTGTGGCGGCTACATCTCCCGTAATCGCACCGTTGTAGCAGTCAGTGCCTATTGCCACCGCGTGGCTATGCGCGGCTTGCAAAGTGAATTGCGGGTCACCGGGTTGCCCAACGCCAATACCGTTCTGCTGCTTGTTGATCTCACGCCCATCTTGGATATGTACAGGGATGTATGCGCCGTGACCATCTAACTCTGTGTGTGAGCGAGTGCCTCGATTACCAAGCGTCCCCGCGATTGGCTGCAACACAGCACCAAAGTTGTCCTTGTCCGGCATCCGCTGCGCCCCGTTGGCTCCGCATTTGGTCAGGGTGTCGGAGGTGTTTCCGCCGTCCCACCAGCAGCCTGCTCCAACGCGTCCCTCAGCATCTGAGGCAATTTCTTCCCGCGCCGCTCCGCTCTTCGCAGAATGCCGCTGCACGCTTTCGCGCTCAAACAATACCTTTGCGGCAGCGTCCCAGTTTCCAGCACCTCGCTCAACGAGGCAACCAACAACAAAGACTCTGCGTCTGCGCTGCGGGACGGCACGGGGATGCCGTTGTGTTCGCACCCATTGAGCGTCGAGAATCCTGTAACTGATCCCGTACCCCAACTGCACCAGCCCCCCGAGGAGGGAACCAAAATCCCGTCCTCCGTTTGACGACAAAACACCGGGGACGTTTTCCCAGACAACCCATCGAGGCCGTAGACGTGCAGCAATCGCAAGGTAGGTAAGCATGAGGTTTCCGCGTGGGTCGCGGAGTCCTTGCCGGAGTCCGGCAACGCTAAATGACTGGCATGGGGTTCCTCCCACCAAAAGGTCAATTGCTCCTGCATCTAGCGGCCACTCCTGAAATTTGGTCATGTCCCCGAAGTTGGGAACGTGAGGGTAATGATGCGCGAGAACTGCGCTGGGGAAGGGTTCAATCTCCGAGAATCCAACAGGCTCCCAGCCAAGAGAATGCCAAGCAACTGTTGCCGCTTCAATGCCTGAGCATACGGATAGGTATTTCATGCGTCCTCCGGTGGTCGAGCAGCAATGTACTTGCGTACTGGCTCCGCGTCTTCAATGGCTGCGCGTACCTCGGTCATTGGGAAGTCTGACGGGACAATGTCTTGGTCAGTGAGTTCAACGTCATCAAGCGCAATCTCAAGGATGTTCCAAGAGATGAGTTCCCAGCCATGCACCCCGGTGTAGTGTCCGGGCTTGTGGTGTTGCCAATGCACCTCAAGCGTAGCGGTGACAACGTGTTCGCTGAGGTATTCCGCAGCCCGGTCATCGGTAACCCACTCCGACAGAACGTCAATTTGCATGATTTGCTTGGTCATAGGGTCACCACCGTGTTCTGATGAATGGCAATAAATGCGCCTTCGGCAGCATCCATTTCTTCAATGCACTGGTCAAATGCTGCTTCGTTGTCAACGTCAACACAAGCGCGTTCGTTGTGAGCGCGGATGACGCGTTGGCTAACTGCATCGTTGATCTCGCGAGCCGTTGCAACAAGAACGTCACAATAAACGCGAACAAGGTACGGGTTATTTATGGCTTCGGTTACGGTCAGTTGAATCTTAGTAGTCATTGTCAATCCTCTCAAATTGAGTGTTTATAATTTGAAGGTGTCGTCCGCGCCGTCGGCGGTGTCGTTGATATATGGGTCGTTTGGGTTTGCCATTGTCAGTCCTCTCAAACTAGGTGCGTTGTCTTGAGCCGCGCTCTTGACTCACACAGAATACGCTGCCGTATTACAGCGTCAACCCCTACACTTACATAAAGTTGACAGATTTGTGCATATTGACAATTTGTAGTTGGATAATGGCAACAAATTGTTGACAGACAAGCCATGTATGATGCTTGCGCGGTGATGTGGGTAAGACTCCCACTTGCGACGAGGCACAAGGCCGTAAGGTACGCCCCTCGTTTTCCAGGCAATGGGGTAACAGAACCTACCGACGGGACAGGGCGCGGCAACGCGCTGCTGTCTGCATAAACCTATGAATAATTTGAACCTTTATGCAGATCGACATAGTTTGCAGGCTGTGTCGATGCTGTCAACATTCCACTTTAACCTGTATTTCCTGCTCCGGAAATAAACACGGCGCGGATCTTTCGATCTACGCGCCGCGCTTCCGGGGAACTTGAGTGTACCACATTGCTGCAAGAATCCGAACTGGCATGTATTTGGCGTAATAATCCAAACCAATCGCGGCGGGTTGCGCGGCTTGATTTAATTGTTATGATTCGCGGCATGAGTCAGGGGCGCAAGATCAAGAAGCCATTCGGCAAGCGTGGAGATCCAAATTGGATGGACACGATTCCTTTGACTCCTGAGTTCTTGAATCGCTCGAAAGTTCATGTGCGGAAGTACGGCAAAGTCCGAACAGACTTGCCTCCAGCCGCAAAGTAACGACAATTTGGTGGTAGGTGTGCAGCCGCATTACGAACGGGTATCGCCGACGAGGCAGCCCTCATAGCACACAAGTTGCGGTACTCCGGCTCAAGTTAGGAGTATTACCCACTGGCGAAGGTTGGTGGGAACGGACGTAGTAAGTCCATGTGCCAAGCATCCCGGCGCATGGCCGTGCGAAAGCATGTGGTGTAGTGGCATACCAGGGAATCGTCCACCCGAAACAAGGTGAAAGACCAACAGGCATACCGATGCGCGAAACCGTGCAAGTACGCTTCTCCGACTACGGTCGGGGATGCTCCCTCAACGCTCTCCGTGCTAGTACGTTGACAACGCGACATGTCATGTTTTGAATCAAAAAAACTTACCATTCCAGCCTTAGCATCTGCGCTTGTATGCAGATTTATGTGCTTGAAAAAACGAAATTTCAAAAACAAACCTACTCAACTGAATTCAAAGACCCGGCCTAATACCATCGAATTCGATGGGTTTAACTATGCACGTTTGATAGACATGCATAGATTTGCGCGTAACTTGAAACATGTATATACTCTCGCGTATGACAACAATCACATGGATGGACAACCGAAAGTTGATGGAAGAGATGTGGCCGAAGTGGAAACTTGAGCCTGTGCTGTCAAGTTTATTGAACGAGAAGTGGGGGTCTTTGCATCAGGACAAGTTGCAAGCATGCATTCGCCAACACCGACTTGTTCGTGACTTTAAGCCTGAGATTGCAGCGATACACAAAGCGTATTGCGCTCTCATCCCTCAGAACCTAGTAGG